CGTTCCTTCTGGTAAGGCAGGTCTGGGTCTCGGATTGACCGACAACCTCGGTGCATATGGTGAAGTATCCTTCGTAGGTTCAGGCGACGAAGATCTTGACCGTGGCTATGGAGCTAAGTTGGGTGTGAAGTACTCCTTCTGATAAAACTTCCTATATAATAGGAACTGAAGAGACTCCCACGGGGGGTCTCTTTTTATTGGAGAAGTAATGAATTTTTACTATAACTGTTCTCCTCCAGGATATGCTGGTGAAAGAGAAATCTTGACAGTTGAACTTCCATCGTATATGATGGAAGATATCTTAGAGTATGCACGAAATGCTGCATACCAAAAAGATACACACATGTCAAAAGTCCTTAAGGACATCGTTAACGAAACAATTAGCACTATTAGTCATAAAAATTATGTCCGTAAAAATCGCAAGACTAAAAAACGGTGAGGATGTCATTGCAGATATTAAAGAAGTAAGTGCAAAAGACGATCCAAATAAAATTGCTGTTGCATTTCAGTTTACTGAACCCTATAGTGTAATCTTAGAGGACAGTGAAGAAATGGAGATGGCGATGTGGGGAGAGGGATTGGTTGATGAGGAGGATGATGAAACCGAAGATGAGGTAGATCTTCTTCCAAACAATGAAGAAGAATCAAAACAACCTACACTAATCCTTTATCCTTGGTGTCCCCTTGCAAGAAATCGTGAGTTCTTCTTACGAATTGATGAAGTGGTAACGGTGTATGATCCCCATACTCAAGTTGCTGATAAGTATACACAACTCCTAAAGGATAAAAAGAATGACAGTGAAAGTAGTTCTACTTAAGAACGGTAACCTTGATGATTATTTGATTGGTGACGTGGAAGAACTTGACGAAGAACCTTCATGTTTTATTGAAAACTGCTACAGAATTATTAGTGGAGAATTAAAACCGTATCCCAAGTATGCGGACCAACGTGACCTCTTCTTGACATCTGAGTCAATCTTTACTATAGTGGATCCGAGTCCCGAGATTCTGAAGAAGTACGAGTCCCTGTGAGTTTTTACACAAACGTCCAACTGATTGGTAATAATATTCTTTACCGAGGCATTGAGGGTGGAGAGAGAGTTCAGTCACGTACTGAGTTTTCTCCCACTCTTTTTATTACCAGTAATAAAGAAGAGAAATATAAGACACTTACTGGTCGCTCAGTCAAACCTCTCAAGTTTGAAAACGCTCGCGAGGCAAGGCAGTTTGCTGCTAAGTATGAGGATGTTCAGGGAGTAGAAGTTCATGGATATGATCGCTTTTTATATCAGTTCATCTCCAAAAACTTTCCTGGTGATGTAGATTACCATATGGACCAGATGAATATTCTGGCAATTGATATTGAGGTTGAATGTGAGAATGGATTCCCTGATGCGGAAGCAGCAGCAGAGCGTATGCTTTGTATTACTGTCCGTGACATGATCTCTAAGAAGTATACCGTATGGGGTATACGTGAGTTTGAATCTGAGCATGAGCATTACATCTTCAACACTGAACATGAGATGCTAACTCACTTTATTAATTGGTGGGCACAAAATACTCCAGACATTGTTACTGGATGGAATTGTAACTTGTATGATATTCCTTATATCTGCCGTCGTGTTAGTCGCATCCTAGGCGACAAGTGGATGAAGTCTTTATCTCCTTGGAACAAAGTTGATGAAGAGGAGATCTTTATTCAGGGTCGCCGCAATATTCAATTTGATATTTGTGGAGTATCTATCCTAGATTACTTGGACTTGTATAAGAAATTTACTTATACTAACCAGGAATCTTATCGTTTAGATCACATTGCATTTGTAGAACTGGGTCAACGTAAGTTAGATCACTCAGAATATGATAACTTTAAGGACTTCTACACCCGTGACTGGCAGAAGTTCATTGACTACAACATCATGGACGTGGAACTAGTTGACCGTCTTGAAGATAAGATGCGTTTGCTAGAACTTGCCTTGACTATGGCATATGATGCTAAGGTAAACTTTGAAGATGTGTACTCGCAGGTTCGTATGTGGGACACGTTGATTTATAATTATCTTAAACCTAAGAATCTCGTAGTACCCTCTAAGAAACGTGCGAACAAAGATGAAAAGTATGAAGGTGCTTATGTTAAAGAACCTATTCCTGGACTGTATAAATGGGTTGTCAGTTTTGACCTCAACTCCCTATACCCTCACCTCATTATGCAGTACAACATCTCGCCAGAAACTCTGGTTGAGACTAAACACCCCTACGCTACTGTAGATAAACTTCTTAAAAAGGAAGTTGATTTATCTGGTGACTATGCAGTGTGTGCTAACGGTGCTCAATACCGTAAAGACATTCATGGTTTCCTTCCACAAATGATGCAGAAGATCTATGATGAACGAAAACTTTACAAGAAGCACATGCTTGCCGCTAAACAAGCTCTTGAAGATGCCACCACACCTGAGGAAACCTTGGCACTACAAAAATCTGTGTCAAGATTCAACAACATCCAAATGGCAAGAAAGATCCAACTCAACTCTGCCTATGGTGCCATCGGAAACCAATACTTCAGATACTTCAATCTGGCAAATGCTGAAGCGATTACTCTCTCGGGGCAAGTAAGCATTCGCTGGATTGAAAATGAGATTAATGATTATCTGAACAGAATTCTAAAGACTGAGGACGCTGATTATGTTATTGCTTCTGACACTGACTCTGTGTATCTTAACTTGGGTCCTTTGGTTGACCAAGTATACAAGGGAAGAGAGAAAACTGATGAGAGCGTTGTCACGTTCCTTGACAAGGTGTGTACGTTGGAACTTGAGCCGTTTATTGACCGTTCTTATCAATCCTTGGCGACGTACGCCAATGCCTACGATCAAAAGATGCAGATGAAGCGAGAGACTATCGCTAATAAAGGTATCTGGACTGCCAAGAAGCGATACATTCTTAACGCTTGGGACATTGAGGGTGTACGATTCCGTGAACCTAAACTAAAGATCATGGGTATTGAGGCAGTAAAGTCATCTACCCCTGCTCCATGCCGTCAAAAGATTAAGGACGGACTTAAGGTTATCATGCAGCAAGATGAAGAATCTATGCAGAAGTTTATCGCGGATTTCCGAGAGGAGTTTAAATCTTTAGCACCAGATGAAATTGCATTCCCTCGTGGTTGTAATAACCTTGGTAAGTGGTCTAATCCTGTAACCATTTTTGGTTCTGGAACGCCCATACATGTACGGGGATCTTTACTATATAATCATTATGTTAAATCTAACAAGTTGACGCATAAGTATCCGCTTGTTAGAGATGGCGATAAGGTTAAGTACATCTATCTCAAAACCCCTAACAAAATTAATCAAAATGTCATCTCTTTCATGGGTCAGTTCCCCAAAGAACTGGGACTTGACAAGAGCATAGACTATGACTTACAATTTGAGAAGTCATTCCTAGACCCATTCAAGGTAATCTTGAACACGTTGGGTTGGAAACCTGAAAAAATCGCAACACTTGAATTTTTATTTTCATGAACTTTTTAAAAGACGTAGTAAAGGACTTGGGCAATGAATATGCAGGACTGGTTTCTGATGGTGTCGCTGCAGGTGATACCAGTGGTTTCATTGATACTGGCAGTTACATCTTTAACGGGTTGGTTAGTGGAAGCATATTCGGAGGGGTTCCTGGTAATAAAATTACCGCCATTGCAGGCGAGTCTAGCACTGGGAAAACTTTCTTTTGTCTTGGCATTGTTCAGCACTTTCTTGGGGTTAACCCTGATGCTGGAGTAATCTACTTTGAGTCTGAATCTGCTATCTCTAAAGGTATGATTGAGGAGAGAGGCATTGATTCTAATCGCATGATGATTGTTCCTGTGTCTACTATTGAAGAGTTTCGTACTCAGGCTTGTCGTATTCTTGACAAGTATATGGAGCAACCAAAAGAAGAACGCCAACCATTGATGTTTGTTCTAGATTCTCTTGGTATGCTATCCACTAGCAAAGAGATGCAGGACGTTGCTGATGATAAGCAAGTTCGTGATATGACTAAGAGTCAGTTGATCAAAGGTGCATTCCGTGTGTTGACTTTGAAACTGGGTAAGGCAGATGTTCCTATGCTAGTCACCAATCATACATACGATGTTATTGGTTCCTATGTTCCTACAAAAGAAATGGGTGGTGGTAGTGGTCTGAAGTATGCTGCATCTACTATCATCTATTTGTCTAAGAAGAAAGAGAAGGATGGTACAGAAGTAGTTGGTAACATCATCAAATGTAAAGCCCATAAGTCACGTCTGACCAAAGAGAATAGTCAGATTGAAACACGTCTATATTATGATCGTGGTCTTGACAGATACTATGGACTGTTGGAATTGGGTGAACGAGCAGGAATGTGGAAGAATGTTGCTGGTCGCTATGAAATGAATGGTAAGAAAGTTTATGCTAAGGCAATCTTGAAAGAACCAGAAACATACTTCACTCCTGAAGTAATGCAAGCACTGGATGAAGCAGCAGCAGCGGAGTTTAAGTACGGAGCATGAGACAGTTAAAAGATTATGTTCGCACCTATGACGGAGCAGTCACCCCGTCATTGGCAAAGCAACTTATTGATGTTTATGAAAATAATGTAGACATTCATGAAAGATACGAACAAAATTCTCGTCCACAATTTACTCAGATAAATTTCACAAATCTCTATCGCTCTGATAGAGGTAAGTATGAAAATATTCATGGTACACTACAGAAAACATTTCTAAATTATATCAATGTCTATAAGACAGAGATGAATATTGATTGGCAGTTTCAAGATGAAGTTGCATTGGAAGAATTTCGTATCAAAAAATACGAACCTGCCAAGGCTACCATAGACCCTTGTGAGAAATGTGTTCAACCCAAGTCACCAGATCAGTTCGCAGAGCACGTAGATGTGCTAGACTATAACTCCTCTCGCAGATACCTAGCATTCTTCCTGTACCTCAATGACCCTGCAGCAGGTGAGACAGTGTTCCCTCGTTGGCACCAACATGTCAAACCTGCAACAGGAAAGTTGTTGATCTTTCCTCCCACCTGGCAATACCCTCACATTGGTAAACCATGTAAAGTAAAACCAAAGTACATCGTCGGATCTTATCTACACTACCTATGAATATTGAATCGCTAATTGTCAGCAATCTACTTCACAATGAAGAGTATTGTCGCAAAGTGATTCCCTTTTTAGAAGAAGAGTACTTTGTTGACTTTAATTATCGCACTATCTTTAAAGAGATAGAAAGTTATATAAATACATATAACCGTCTTGCCACTAAAGAAGTACTATTCATTGAGTTAGAGAATCGCACCGATCTCACCGATGAAGGGTTTGGCGACATCAGAAATTGTGTTGACAATATATCTTACGAAGAGTCCAATTTACAATGGTTGTTTGATACTACTGAAAAGTGGTGTCAGGAACGTGCTATTTACTTAGCACTGATGACTTCAATTAAGATTGCAGACGGACAAGACAAAGATCGTGACAAAGGTGCAATACCTCATATTCTAAGTGAGGCTTTGGGTATCTCTTTTGATGCTCATATTGGTCACGATTACATATCGGACTCCGACGCAAGGTATGAATCCTATCACGAAGTTGAAGCGAAAATTCCCTTTGATCTGGAATTTTTTAATAAGATTACGAAAGGCGGTGTGCCTGATAAGACTCTTAATGTGGCACTTGCTGGCACTGGGGTGGGCAAATCATTGTTTATGTGTCACTGCGCCGCTTCATCGTTACTACAAGGCAAGAACGTACTGTATATCACATTGGAGATGGCAGAGGAGAAGATCGCAGAGCGTATTGATGCAAATCTTCTCAACGTCAACATACAGGATCTAACTTCTTTGCCTAAGGTAATGTATGACAATAAGATTAAGAGTCTATCTAAGAAGACTGAAGGTACGCTTATAATTAAAGAGTACCCAACAGCTGCTGCACATGTTGGACACTTCCGTGCTTTACTTAACGACCTCGCTCTTAAGAAATCATTTGTCCCTGATATTATTTTCATTGATTACCTTAATATATGTGCTTCCAGCAGATATAAGCAAGGTGGCACTGTCAATTCATATTCATATATTAAGTCTATTGCAGAAGAGCTTAGAGGACTGGCTGTTGAAACAAAGATCCCTATCTTTTCTGCCACGCAGACCACTCGTTCTGGTTATGGTAGCACTGATGTGGACATTACTGACACTTCAGAGTCCTTTGGTCTCCCTGCTACTGCTGATCTTATGTTTGCCCTTATTAGCACTGAGGAACTTGAAGGCATGAATCAGATTATGGTCAAGCAGTTGAAGAATAGATACAATGATGTGAATGTCAATAAGAGATTCTGTGTAGGTATTGACAGAGCGAAGATGCGGCTGTATGATGTGGAGCAGTCTGCCCAAAACAATCTTGTAGACTCTGGTCACGGTAGTGACGAAGAAAAGGTTAACCTCGTTAAGACGTTTACCTCAAGCAAACTTTCAAAATTAAATTTCTAATTATGTCTAAAGGATTCCAAGCAAAAGTTGATGTGAAGGAGGAGAATATTACTACAGAGATCCCTAAGGTAGACTATAACAATTACACTGAATTTGTTGAAGGGGTAACTTCAGATCCAACTAAGTTCAGTGATTCTTTTCTGGAACGTTTTTCTTCCCTTGAAGATGATGGTGCTGATGTTCAACGTCTGCTTACCGCCGCGTTAGGATTGTCTGCTGAGGCAGGTGAGTTTACTGAGATCGTTAAGAAGATCGTATTTCAAGGTAAACCCTACAATGAAGATAACATTGACCACATGAAGACCGAACTCGGTGATTGTATGTGGTACATTGCTCAAGCAATGATGGCACTTGGAACTTCATTTGATGAGATCACAATGATGAACGTCAATAAACTCGTCAGTCGTTATCCAGGTGGTGAGTTCAATGTTACTCGCTCCGAAAACCGTAAAGCAGGAGACCGATGAAAAACATTATTATGACTTTGCTGGCAGTAGTAGCAGCGATTGCTATTCCTGTGCAAGCAGAACCAATTAAAGAAACTGATTACAATACACCACATGCGATGGGATGTATGCTACTAGGTGAATGTACCGATGATGTAGTGAAAGTAAACTCTATGCTTGACATCTCATCTAAGTATGATAACACTGAAGAATTTACTGGTGTGACTGGTGAGTTCCATAACATTCTACACTCACTCAATCAAGTTGGTGTAAATGTATTCCTTGCTGATAGTAAGTATTTCCCCAAAGGTCATCGCGGTGTTTATCATACGGTAAGTAATAACTTCTTCCTTAACAAGAACTTCATGGGTACACCTGGAGTCCTGATGATGGTGATGCGTCACGAAGGATGGC